TTCCCATTGGTCACCATCAGGATTGGCCGCTGCGTTATCCAGTACAAAACCCACCAGATCACCAAGCGCCCAGCGTGTATTGATAATCGCAATCCAACCTTGAGGGGATAAGCGAGTGCGTGCAGCACTTGTGTACCACTCATCTTTTTGCCGCAAAATTGTTGGTGAATTTTCGTCACCTTCTTGCATAATGTCATCAATAATGATTCCGTCGCCACCATGCCCCGAAAGACCACCACCCGCGCCAACCGATTTGAAGCCGCCACCAGCCGTCGTATGCCAGTCGTTGAGGGGCTGACGGTCAGGATCAAGTTGCACGTCCGGGAACAATTCATGGTAAATCTCGTCATCCCGCACCAGCGCCCGAACTTGCATCGAAAAGGTATTCGACAAAGCAGCCGCATAAGAAATATGGATCAACTTAGCTTCAGGGTGCAGCCCAAGATACATCGCAGGCAACCGTATAGAATAAATCTCACTTTTGCCATGACGTGGAGGAATGCACAGGATCACGCGCTTGAGTGTGCCAGCGATCAAACGATCAGCCACTTCGCACAACAAACGATGATGCGGTGCAGTAATAAAATCCGGTTTCGTCAATTGGCAGAAATCAAGCAGCCGCCGCCGCGCCAGTTCGTACTTAATCGTCCGCTGAGCGATCAGGGCTTGATAATGATTCTGCTGTGGCGAGTAATCTACGGTTGACAATCGGTTGCATCTCCAAAAGAACATCAGTCGGTATATTTTCCAAAGGCCGGTTGATCGCTTTCGCGCCGCCCGCCTGTAACATCTCAATCGCCTTTATTGACACCGCGCTATCAGTATTAAACGCCAATTGCACCAGTCGGGCATCAAGAAGCGTTTTTAATTCTGGTGTGCCCAACATCTTCAAGCACTCGTCCAAAGTTTGTGGGCTTTTGACCATTTATTTGCTCCCACGAAAGCTCTAAAAGTTGAGTAAAACGTCCAATTTCTGGCGCGGTTGTGCCGATCTGGAGGATTTTCGCCCAATTTTCCCAATTTTTTGGCAAATTTTTTGAAGAAGGCACAGGAGCCACGACAGCATGATGCCCAAGATCCTGCTGCACACTCGTTTCGAGTGCTTTCAACACATCACAGGCAGGCAGGGTGAGGGGAGGCAGATACACATCACTATTGATGAGTAGATCATGCTCACCTAGCTTACGCTTCCATGCATAGTAGCTGTTATCACTCATCAGGTGGTGCAGCTTATGGGCATCAGCACCATAGGTACTAATACACATCAGGGCATAGAAGGCACTAGGAGCAGCGTTGCCAAACAACGCCTTGACCTTGAGCAGTACCAACCCATCAGCATGGTACGACGTGGCAAACAAACCAAGCTGCGACCACATACGAGCCATCACGTACAGCGCCCGACCTGGACGCAGCAGATCGCCCACTGTGCGACCACACTCAAACCACTTATCACACATATAAGCCAGTGATCGACGATAGTTCGATACCTCGAAGCGCAGCACCGGAGTACCGTTGCTTCCTGCTTCTCGTGCCTTATTGTAAAACTTCACCCACCGATGATTCGGTTGCTTGGACTTCCAAACAACACCTTCCGAATCAGGGTGAGGATGCCTGCTCATACGACCCAGCCACAGCCCTTGCAGCATAGAGATATAAGCCGCCACGTCACCGCTTGGCTCGAAGTTCCACGCATAATCCACACGCTGGGCTTGCCACTCGCTGATACGGGGCAGCATTGGGATAGTCCACCGCATAAATTGATCAACAGCCCGCAGTGCATGCTCAGTATCTAACGCACTAGGATTAGACAGCGGATCAATACCAGCCATCTTTGGGATACTGAACTCAACACGCAGCCGCCCATCCCCGCCATGAACAGAGCGCCAATAGGTCACACGAGGCTCATAGCGACCAACCACAGGATTGCGCCACATCCGAACCACATCATCAGTTTGGCTCCGCTGCGGGAACACTGATTCGTCCAAGTCATCAACCTCGATGGATGCAACTATCGTATCGTACACACTACCTCCGAATGGCGGTCGCGGCCTCGCTGCGCTTCGTCTCTCTTCCGCATGTTGGCGACCCGCCCCACTTAAAAAACTGATCTGGTATTGTCGCGTCGAAAGGCCGACATCACACGTTCGCCTTCTGCTGGGGTTGTGACAATCAAGCGCGCGCACTCAATTACCCAGCAGAGGCTCAAACAAACCTAATTTAAGGCTTGCGAGAAAGCAGCTACACTTGCCGCCGTCTGTCTCATAGCGGACGCTGGAAGCCGCCCACCGAAGAAATACCCAACGAGTAGCAAGGTCATGTTGACAAGCTGATCCGGTGCAGACTGCCCACTGAGCCATAGGTAGCAAAGCGTGAGGCAGAACACGAGGGTTATGGCAGCTTGCACGATCAGAGAAGTATCAAACGGGGTGGAAATCTTTGGCTCTGTGGGCATGTGACACCTCCAAATAAATAACCTTCGTCGAGCTTTGTGCTTCTCCGTCACACCTGCCCCTTAACGTGAGGAAAATTGCATTTTCCTCACTTCAAAAAGAGCAAACAGTACCTTGAAACCTCGACTACGGTTATAACTGTAGGCAAGAACATGCGTTCAACACTAGGGGGTTAAGTTTGAATATCGTGAAGATTGGGTTAGAATATGTAAACAGTTGTCCAAAAACCAAAGGCAATTGGTCAAGTTAATACTCAGGGCAATCGGAATCAGACCGCCAGTTCACCAGAACTATCAAACGAGTACCGATTTGCCAACTGTGTAACCAGCTTCACTTTACATCCAGGACGCCACGCAAAAGCCTCTACAATTCCGACTTTACAAGGAGTATTCCAAGTGCGCCCGTCATCAAAATAGATCCGCAGCCATTGTTTACCGGGGATTGCTGCACCGACATAGCTTTCCCAATTTGTATAGTGCAAGAACGATCCATCTTCTTGCTGACGTGGCTGTACTTCGATACCAACATGCTTGTCATAATTGCGGGTTGTACGTTTGCTAATCCCCAGCCTTTGAGAGAGAAATTTCCGAGAATAAATACCGGGCCGCCGTTTGATCAATTCCCTGTGAAGTCCTTCACGAAAAGCCTTGAGTGATTGCAAATCATCAAAAGTCAGCACATCAGTGACGGAGATAAACCCACCCGCGTATTCTTGCGCCAGCTTTTGAATCGGTGGGATTTGAAAAATAATTTCAGGCCGTCCAATAGTCGGTTTTGTCTTGTTTGTTTTGATCAGAACCAGCCCACGCCGTATCAGCGCCTCCCCCATCATAAAACCAGCTTGACGGAGATATGCCAGCACCTTCTTGAACGTGAACGCCTTACCGGGCAGCCAACCCGAAGCGAGAAGGGCATCCATCACCAGCGCCGAATCACCGAGTCCAGCACTTAGCAAACCCTCACGGATCGAATTAGGCAAGCCCAACCGACCATCAACCGCGATGTGTCCAAAAAATAGATAGGAATTGTCTGTATTTAGGGGTAAACTATAAGTTGACATGTTTGGGCGACTCCAACGCCTGAGCATGTAAGTTTGAAAACGAGCGTTTGCCTGTGGTGGGTACGCTCGTTTTCATTTTACAGAACTGCCTTATTTTCGATATTTGCCCCCCGCAATTCAAGATCACTGCCGTGAAGAGGGAAAAAACCAAAAACAAAGCCAACGATCAATTTTGAATTGCGTCTTCTACCATATCCAATAAAATACAATTCTGTCAAACTGAATCTGTATATCAGCATTTGCGCCGGGCGAATCCCAAATTAACCCCTTAATCTCCACTTTGTTTTTTTCAAACCTCGAAATCTTAAACTCCACTTTTCTTTTTTTTAATACAGTCCGCACCGCCGTTTTTCATTATGCGCGGGTATCCCGGACCAGCGACAAGCCCGCGCTTTGCGCCCCTACGGGCTACGGGGCATTGCGCTGCCGGGCAACCCTCCCGCGCGTGCTTAAAGTGCGGCGGTTGGCGTCGTGTGGGTTCTGCGTGGTGGCTCCGTGCTTTGGTTGGCGTCGTCCGGGTTCCTGCGTTGCGTCCAACCAATACAAAATACAAAGGTGGGATGCTGGTTCACCCTCTTTGGTTGGCCTCTCCTGACCCCTCGCGCACCTGCTGGTCAACCGCGCGAAAATTCACAAATTCTTCGTTTTTAATCATGCCACTTTCTTGACAATCATGTCTCTTTGTGGTAAACTATAAGAGAACTTAAACCACCACAGGAGTTTGAAAAATGACCGACAATCAGGAATACAACGGTTGGAAGAATTATGAAACATGGAACGTTTTTACATGGATGGTGAATGAAGAAAAGACAGCCGACGAAGCCGCGCACATCGTCACCAAGGCCGATGAACGCGGGAACAATGCAGACGAACGCCGGGGCGACGCAGCGCGAGAACTCAAAGAATGGTACGAAACCCGCTGGTGGCGCTATTCGCGGAATAGTTGCAACGTGTGGCAAGGCCTCATGCAGCACGCTTTAGACTCGGTTGCTTGGGATCGGATCGCGGAGCACTTTCGTTCATGAATACTTTTACCCGCAGGCATCTGGAGGGGCGCAAGCCCTTCCCTCGTGCCGCCTCGCGCCACGCTTCCAGATTTTTCATCATACCCAGATTCGGGACATGCCTTGTTTCCCGTGCTGTGTTCTCTGGTCAGTTTGTGGGCGAACTGCTAGAATCCGAAGGACGCCGCTACATCGTACCCATCAAGCCGCAGCATTTTCCAGATGCCCGCACAGTTTGCTATTCAGGCCCGCGCCCCTACTGGTTTTATTTCTATGTCGTCAAACAGGAGCAAATCTAATGACACTCGAAGAACTTCGCCAAGAATTTGAACAACTGGAATCAGAAGGCTACGTGCCATATATGGATCCGATTGACTATGAGGTGGTGAGTGAAAATCCCTGCGAGACATGCGGAGGGGAAAGGTACGGGAGAGGCCGCGCCAAGTTTGGTGAGAATGGCCGTTTTATTACATATCGTGCTTTTGCTTGCTGCGAAGTTTGCGATCACGCCGAGGAGTTTTAATAATGACTTATCCCTCAACCGACATGAAGCACTTTGTTTTCACACCCAAATGGCGCAAACCGCGGTTTGAATCGCTGATCGTCACCCACGCCGCCGAAGGCTTGATTCAGCACATCTGCCAGCTTCACCGGGTCGAAGTCCTCAAACTCGCCATCCAGCCCGATCATGTCCACTTGGCGGTTCTACTGCCACTGGATTATTATCACGGGATGCCCTACTTTGTGCAGCAAATCAAATGGTTCTCATCTTTCCACCTGCGTCGTTTGTTCCCGGAACTCAAACGAGATCGCTATTTTTGGGGCAAGCATTATGGTGTGCGCTCCATCGGTGGCGGTCGTGCCGCCCAGCTTAAATATATTGCCGATCAGATTCGCTAAAGGAGATTTGAATGAATAAAGAACAGCGTGAAGTTTGGCAAATTCGTTTCAAGAATGTTGACATCATTATTCTGCATAATCAATTTTCGGGCGGAGGCTCATGCTATGAATATAAAATCATAGCCGACTACATGGCAATAATAGACACTCGCCCATCCATAGAAAGCAACAACGAGTACGGAACTATAGCCGCAGCAGTGGCGGGCGCATTCACATATATCAACGACAACGAGACTACTTAATTAACTTTCAATTGCGGAGGCTTCCAAGCGCTGGAAGCCTCTTTAATTTTGCCTTAATCATCCACTAGGGAAAGTTTGACAATTCAAACAATACTATGTTATTGTCAACACAGACACTTTTTTGTCAAGAAAGAGGCATGATGAACGACGACCAGCAGCGCGAAGCCAAGCGCTGGTTTATTGACCGCTTTGTTCATAGTGCCTTCGGACATCAATTCGCTTTAAGACTCGCGGGGCTTGAACCGATTGAAGTACCAAACTTCACCTTTAACCGCCAGAAGAAGCGTTTCCCGACCCTGAATTTTTCCTTTGTGCCAGAGGAACGCGGATTACTCATCATAGCCGACCGACCAGAGAGCGCATGGGCAGAAGGTTTGATATTTTTAGATAAGAACAATAACTATCAATATATAACAGGTAAGGTTATACAATCTCGTGAAGTTATTATCCCTGAACAGTCAAGTAATTCATAATTTATTAATAACTATGCTCCTTATTATAGTCACCTATTTTCAGTCTCTCAAGCCACAAACCCCAGAACATAGAGCACGCTCCCCACCTATTTCCACGCACTAGCGTCCGATCCTTGAATTACGCCAATTATTACACGAAAGGAATCGTCATGAAGAAGCAAACACCCGACCCGCGTTATGAAGTCCGTCTACTCAACCGTCGCGGTCAAGAAATCGCCAAAGCGATTCAGCAGGAGACGCTGCCCATCCAGAGCGACAAGGGCGCACCCAAGCGCGAATTTGTGGATAGCGCAGTCGGTAAATATTGGGCGCACGTCGCCGACACCAGCCGCCTCACCAAAGATCAGATTCGCCGACTGGCTGTATCACTCGCTCACAAATATGAGGGTGAAGACGTTGGCTCAGTCCCAATCGAATGGTGCGACGCGGACGCGATGGAGAAGATTCTGAAAGCCTATGGTTTTACTGTACCCGTCGAAGACTGCCAGATCATCACAGCGCCGCCACCAGCCCAGCAAGCCAGCTTCCTAAGCCGCAGCTTCAAGGACTAAACATGGCTATCCAAAACACCATCAAACGCAAAGACTACCGACGCGGACAAGGCCGCAGCATCACCTATTATCCGCAGGTATGCCCCATTTGCCACGAGCAGTACACCTCACAGCACAAAGCCTCTAAACACTGTGGGCAGCCCGGATGTGCCCGACTCTACAAGCTGGAGGCAGCCCATGAAGTTGTACCTCGTCCAGAGGCCTAGGCAATGGCAGCAGCCGCCCGACATCTTACGCATGATAGCAGGCTCAATCCTGATGGAGCAGTATCAGCACTATACCGGGTTTCTCATCGAAATGAATGAGAACGACGAGCAGGATACAGCCGGGGCACACCATGCCATTGGTCAGATTGAAGCCATCCGAATCGCCCGGAGGATGATCGCCAGCAGCAAAGCACTCAATTAGCTTGTTGGCACACCCACCAACTAACAAGCGCCGTGTAGTAAACCTCCCCTTCTCTCTCAGGCTTACTACACGACATTTTAAGGAGAAACGCTATGAAATCGCATAAACGCAGGGAGACCTACATACCACCCAAGACTCGCCGCCAGAAGCGGGAAGAGGAGATCAAGCGTGTACTCGCAATCGCCCATTTCGAGAAAGGTAAACCGCTCTCAATGCGCCAGATCGCCAGACACATGAACTTATGGCCTACAAGTTGGCTTATGAATGTGCTGTATGAAATGGCGGACGAAGGCCAGCTTTTGCAGCGCACTTTCCCACAGGGCAAATCGCAGGTTCGGAACACCTTTTGCTTACCGCCGGATAGAGTACAGGCCGCAGCCGCCAGAGCATGGGCAGCATGACCAAATCCGAAGCCTTCCAAATCGTGCTCATGGAAGCCGCGAAGGAGCGCAAAGCCCTGCTGGAAGCCATCGGAGATCGCAGCGTGTCAGCCGCCAAACTGACACGCCAACTTTACCCGGATGCTTTTGTGCCCTCCCCGACCTATCTCCACATCCGCTTGAGATTAGTACAGATGGTCAAACGTGGTGAACTGCTATGCGACGACCCCAAGCCCCGACAGGAGCGACTCTACTATAAACCGATATACGAAAGGACATTGCTATGATTCCAGCACCGGATGAGCATTTTGGATTTCTTGCTCAACAAGCCTATCGCGCATACGGAGAAACCACAGGCTTTAAGAATTTTCAGGGCAACCCGATGCCCGCGTGGCACGACCTACCCGACACCATAAAAGCAGCTTGGAAAGCATCGGTGCGCGAAGTGTGGAGATGGGCAGGCCACGACGGAGAAGCAGCCCAAGAACCACCGCAGGAAGGAGACATACCATTTTGACCCTAAAACCTAATCACGTCGTAGCAGATGCCGAGCTAATTGCCCAAGACTTTTGGGAGCAGCTTGCCCAGCAGCACGAGCATAAGGATTGGGACGAATGGTATTCATCCGAATTGGTTGGTTGCGTCGAATATTGGGACGCCAAAGCAGGTATGCCCTGCCCTGAATGTGGCACAGGCTTACATGCTTTTTTTGGGCAAATCGATCAGGACCGCATGGGCAACGACATACACGGAGCAGGCTTTATCTGTCACACATGTGGGTTTGAAGATATTCAAATAGTTGATTAAATGATTACACCAAATGGCTACGATCTGGCCTTTATGCTGGCACAGGCACAAGTCCGCATCGAACAACTTGAAAAGGAGCTCGACGACATGAAACAAAACAAGCTGCACCCAATGAAGTATTATCGTCACAAGGTCACAGGCCACTACAAGCGAGAAGACGAGTTAGACCTAGAGCAACTCGCAACTCGTGACACTTTTTGGGACGAGGTATCAGCCGAAGAATACAACCTAATGATGAACTACATCACAGCCCAAGAGCTTTCAACAATGCCACAACCACTAGGAGAGTCACCACTACCGCCACCAACCAGCGAGGGAACGGAGTCACCTCACCCCGATACTGACGCCTAGCCCATCGTCTCACATCACGTTTTCGCATTAGTTGTTACTCCACAAAGAGACGAGCTGCCCGGTAGCTCGTTTCTTTATTCTAACCCAACTCTTACTGTAATTTCAGAACAAATGACCACCATAATTGTCCACTTGTCCTATACTAATAGTGTTATGACAAGAAGGAGATTGATCGTGATTGACGCAACCGTAATCAAAGGATTTCTAGACGCTGGAACCATCGTTATTTGCTTGGCAGCCGTCTTAGTTTTGTGGCGCGAACTCAAGGCCGAGAAGGAAGCCCACCTCCTTGATCTGCGGGAAGAACTCAAGACGTGGCGCGAGCTTGCCAAAAGTCAGCCGCCTTATCCGCCCATGACAACCGTGACCGCATCAGCCAATTAGAGTCCCCGTAGCTGGCGAACCTCAAGCTCTAACCAAGCGACATGCTTCGCCAGTTCTGCCAGCAGATTGTTATCCCCATACTTGTTTTCATCAATCTTCGAGTCGCCAACCTGCTCACGCGCCCGCTCAAGCGCAGCCACCTGCTCAATCTCTTTTAGCTGGGCATCACTGAGCTTACTTGGATCATGCGCCACGATAATACCACCAGCCTGTAATATTTGGCTTGCCGTCGCCTTATCATCCATCACAAGGCGCAGATGCTCACCATCATACACAAAACCGCTGCAAACAGCCCCCAGCGCCGTTTTTAGGTCATAATCCAAAGCCTGTGCATTGATCGCAGCCACCTTATATTCAATTTCCATAATCGCTATATCTCCCGTACTGCCATACGCCCAAGATAACCCGCTGACGATCCGTAAATGGTGGCCGTGCCTGAACTGATCTTGCCCCGCAACTTGAAGGTACGAGCGCCCGGTGTTAAACCAGTGATATAAATAGGCATCGACACATTGAAAAAGAAGCCCGATCCAATACTGCTGTACTGCCCAATACCCGAACCGCCGCCAATACTGACGCCATCCACCGTCATATCAAACGCCAGTATACCCGCACCAATCGCAGTCGAGCAGGAAGCAAAGAAAGTGGGCATCAGGAGAATCGTAGTACCCACCACTGTGATTGTATTCGTCTGAATATCAGCAAACGACGTGGTGCTCAGCACCACCGCCGCCGCCAAATCCGCACTGGTTTGCGGTGGCGTTTTCAGCCAATCCATTCTATCGCGCAATTCCGTGTTAATCAGCGCAGCCGTGGTCAATTCCCCGACTGACCAAGTACGCGGTGCTGAAGGCCAAGCCGCTGTCATAATCCCCTCCTAATAACCTAATCTCGTGTTCTGATCCAATTCCGCAAACCCCACCTTATCCAGTATCCAGAAGCCGCCCACTTCTTGCGGTTGCACATAAAAGCGCGTCACAATCCGCTCACCCGCCATATCAACCTCTTGCTCAATACCCGCCACCAGATACAACTGGTCATGACCCACCGAAGCCAATTGCACCTGAATCAGGTCACCAATCACAGTGCGTAATTGTTGCAAAAGCAGCGCCGATGTATCGTTGCGTAGTTCGATATAAGTCACCGAGCCATGCGCACGCGCGTACAGGCTCAGGATGAACCGCGTTACATCAATGGCTGTCTCTACTGAATCCATCAAACCCAGCTTGTAATCAATCGACCTGCGCCCATTGTGTAAAACGCTCACCCAATCCGTTTGCACCAGATCCATCGGTGGATCAAGGATCATAGCCGTGCCCACTAAGGACGCACCCACACCCAATATCACCCGCTCACCCGCCAGATCATTCTGTACCTGCACCACTACACCCGCACCCGCAGGCGTTATTGCGACGTGGCACACCACCGGAAGGCCATTACTTTGCCGTGTGAAAACCCAATTCACAGCGATAGGCATATCCAGCAGGCCAACAACCCGCCCATCCGTGCCCAGCGTCTTAATCGTGATAACATTCAAGCCTTCGTGGAAGTTCATGGGCACAGCCGTCACCCACAGGGTTGCGCCCGTCACCAGCCGACGCGCCACAATCCTCATGGTGATTTCGTTAATCAGCCCCGCCCCGTAGCTGTAATCTTGCCCAATGATGTCATTTTGGGTGAAAGTGGCCGCAGCGACTCCGGTTAACCGATCATGCCGGGCAAGGAAGTTAAACACGCCCGATGCATCTTCATAAAAGTAACCGATCTCCGCATTAACAACATCCTCAATGATTTGTCGCACAGGAGCATTAATGTACTGGTCGAGGACGTAGGGGAAAACCACCGTACTTGTGTTTATCACATCCGAGTTGCCACCTGCCACATACATCCTGTCCAAGCCGCCCGTAGTGAACGTGTCATCCGAAATTGTCCACCAGGGCAGCACATAGCCCAGCCCGCTCAATGCCGTATTAATCGGGCCCCTAAAATTGGCCGCTTGAATCGCCGCCAGAATAATCGTATGGCTTGCGACATTGGTCATTGTAGGCAGCGTCACCGGGGCATCACTGGTAAACCAGCGCCCGACCACCACCAGCACCGTTTTTTGGTTCACCGGATCAGGTTTGATATTTTGTATCATCCCCTTGAACATAGTGCGGTTGGTAATGCCGTCAGAAGTTCTCACGACCACATAGCGCCCGGTTGTCAGCCCCGACCCCAGCGCATTCTCAGGAGCATAAATCCGCCCATACGCCCCAGCGCCCACCACACCATCTAAAGTCAATTCCATTTCATTGACATCACCCACCCGTTGGCGTGGCAGCTTCATACCAATTTTCGTCTTGATATGGGTAACATGGCTGGTCATATCAAATGCGTCCACAGGCAGCGCGTTCAACGGTGGCGCTAAGTCAGAAATCGGATTGGCTGCATAGCTATCAATATCAGCCAGATCGCAATAAATCGAAAAGGTTGGGAAGGCGCTCATAGTGTCAGCACCCACTTGTGCGGGAAAATGACCGCATTATAAGCACTCCCACCATAGTTGATCGTTGCAAAGCGAACACCACTAATTTGCAGCGGTTCCAGTAATTGACCGTTCAACGTCCAATCGGTTTTCACTTTGGCAAAGTAGGCATCAATCAGATCCAATGTGGCGTACACCCGCGCCCCGAAATACGACCCACTAATCCCACTCACCAGCAGCGTATGATCGACCATCAGCACACAAGCACTCTTGCTCAAGCCGAGGTCAAACGGTGCATCAGCACCACCCGTTGGTGGCGTAATCACCAGCGCAGGCAGGGACGTATACGGAACTTGATTCGGTTGCGTGTTCAGTGGATAAGGTGTCTTCACACCTGCCACTGTCCACGTTCCCAGCCGATCAAACGCCAGCTTGACGCTCACATGCCGCTCCTTCGGTACTTCTCAGCAATCAACTCCACCATGGCAGGCATCCCCGCCGGAATGACGCTCAACGCCATTGACGTTTGTACCACCTGCCCACCCTGCCCCTGCTTAGAGCTTTCGTACAGCCCACGCGCCAGTTCTAGCATAGCCAGCCGCACATCATTGGGCACATCCACGCTGTAGCCCCAAAGCGCCGTCACACTGATTCGCGCCGATGTCGTATTCACACCTGTGAAATACAGCCCAGCGCTGGGCAGCAACTCGATATACTCAAACGGGGCAGGATCAGGCAGCGCCCAATATTGCCCCGCTGTAATCGTCGTTCCGTCACCATTCACCACCGTTGTGATGCTGGTACATTCTGCAAAGAAGTTCAGTTGTTGCCCCTTGCGCTTAACCCAAGGGTCGCGGGCGAGGAATGTGCGGGCAGCACTCGCAGACACAAACGTGCGCCGGGTTGTCTTCTCAAACAAAGCGATTGACGCATTAAGCGCCGAAGTGAGTGGCGTATCCTGTGTGGTGTCCGGGACATTCATCCACGTCTTTAAGTCCGCCAATACTGGGTACGCCATCGCTCACCTACTTCTTTTTGCTACTGGTCATGACACCAGAACCAGACTCGCGCGCACGTTGGGCAGCCGCCGCCAGATCATCAGACGTTAGAATCGTTGTACCAGAGGGCATTTCGCCTTTCGCTAGTGCAGCATCCGGTTCTTCTTCACCATTTAACATGCGCAACTGCTTATAAGCCGCCGCTTCTTCGGTGAACATATCCACCACCCGCTTATCTGATTCATCAATCACACAATGCAGGCCACCAATCAACAAGTACCTAAACGCCATGATATTTCCTCCCAGCTGAGACTTAATAGATAGAATTAAGGCGACCGCAACCGGTAAGCTCTCGCCTTTGTTTTAAATCAACGCACTAGATGAAGTTAAAGCCCCACGTCACGCCACCCGCTTCAAACTGCTGTACATCCAACCGGGTTGTAATTGCCAACGCATACATACCAGTGAACGGGATAGGCCCCTGCTCAACTGTGACCTCACGCATCTTACCGACCTTAACAATCTTACGATGCACCAAAACCAATTGACCGGACAAGGCAGCCGGGGCAATCGGTGGATGCGTCGCAGCGCTATACAAACCAGTCGCCAACGCAGGCTCAAGCTCATCCGCTACCACAATCGGAATCCCGCCCAACTGCCCGATTTGTCCCTTGAGTGTGACCGCCTTATCCGAACCCACATTCTGGATGGTCTGGTAGGTCGAAAAGGCATCCATGTTATAAGCCGTTTGCGGATCGACGAACAACACCAGATTTTCAATGTCGCGCCCGATCTTGCCACGATAACCCGCCTTCTTCGACAAATTTCGCCCAACTGCATCCGTGATCGCAGCGCCCGCCCCGTCAAGCTGGCTGGTTGCGCCTACTGCTTGGGCAATCCGCCGCAGCCCGTCAAGGATCAGTGCCTTGTCATACACCGTACCTGTGGGATCTGCCGAGTGGGAGATATTAGTTGCAGCCGTGCGCTCATCACCATTCAGAATCACCCAATCAATATCACTGGCAGCACGCCGTGCCGCTTCGGTGGCGATAACATCCGCCATACTTAGCCCTGCATCCTCAAACAGAATTTTGGAGGCCAGAACAATCGTACCAACTTCACCAGCCAAGAACGTGGTTTTGCCACTCGCAGGCTTAGATGTTTTGATAGTCGAAGCCGAAATAACAGCACTTGCTTGGTCAGCAGGTTCGGTCACTTTTCGCAGTCCAACACCCGCCAAGACCGTAGGGTAATCGAATGGGTTGCTGGGCATTTGGAATTGCTCTAACAATTGAGCCACTCTTGTCTCTAGCATGAAAGCATAGTAAGCCGTGCTATTCAACATCGTGGGCACAAGCTCATCACCGGAGGTCGCCAAGGTTGATTGCAGTGCTTCATTCGCTCGCAGATAAGGTACTTTTTCATGCCAAGCCTCAAAAGCATCGTCATCAATAGCACGCAGATTACTCACACCGGATAAACGAATGCCTTCACTTTGCTTATGCAGAAACGCAGCCTTATCGACCACAGCACGCATAAATTCCTCGCTTCGCTCATGGTGTGCGCCATTTTGCCCACGCTTGATCTGCATCGCCCGGTCATGCAGCAGCATACCGAACAGGCTCACACCGTCGTATTTGCTCGAAACCGTAATCTGTGGATTGCGGTTATCGGGCACGTCGCCACCCGGTGGCAGGCTGCGTGTGGGGGGTGTCTCAACCTCATCCAACTTGGCCGTCAATTTCTCAACTGCCGCCGTCAGCTTGCCGATCTGGTCAGTCGTAATAGCGGGAATGGCCGAACCACCACCCGCCCCGTTCTCGCCCTCATACACGGTGAGGGAGCGAGTAAATCCACCAATCCCGCCCATATAGAAACTCCTCTCAAGTGACTCCACTTGTGGGTAAATAGCCCGGATGTGTTCAGCGAGCGTTGTGCCCACTGGCGAAGCCACCTCCGAGCGCTTGCAAATACTGCCTTCCACAATCGCCCAATCCATGACATAACCATCGCTGGATCGAACCCGCAGGGTTTGCTTTGTAGGCCAAGCCCCCGTACTCCAAGCGCCGTCATCTGCTTTAATCAGATCAAGCGCATAGTTGCCCCAATAGTTATCATCCAGATCGCCCTCCAGATATAAGCCCTCTGGCATGATTCGGAAACTGGCATCATCCAACGTGCCGCCGCGCCCCACCAATTCAGGCCGGGACATGTGCGTAACGAAAATTGGCCGTTGACGGAAAAGCGTCAGGTGGTAATTCGTGCGGTCATCAAACCACGTCTTATAAGCGTCCTTCGTGCGGAACGGTACACCAATCCCGCCGACCCGCCGCCCACTAATCGCCCGCAGGTTGTTCAGCATTTTGCGTCTCCTTGCTCGGTTGATTATCTTGGCTGGCAGCAGCCGGGGCAGGCGCAGCCGACACCGCCGCTACTTCTGCTTCACTCGGTTTAGCCCCAGCCCCAAACTCCCGCGCCCGAATTTCGTCCACTGTGAACAGCTTCCCCATCGATTCCAGTTTCTTACTGGTTTGATCCCAATCAGCATAGGCTTGCCGCATATCCTCATACCGGGAGAACCACTTATCGGAATTTGACCAGAAGTACATCGCGTCAGAGTTAATTTTGCGTTCAGTCCGCGTCAATCGCTTTTGCACCGCGCCGTAATACTGCCGTTCAGCCACTCGCGCATGTGCCTCGGTGGATGCTTCCGACATCAAGCCCAATGGCAGCCCCAGCGCATCCATAATTGCCCGACGGTGCAGCAGTCGCCCGTTCTCAAAATCCAAGTCCCTCTGCTTCAATCCGCCATCGTGCCAAACGGTACCGCCCTGCTTGGCTCGAATAATGGCCGTTCGCCGTCGCTCGCTGTGCTTGGCGTTAATTTCCTTGTCGAGTCTGTCCCGTTCGGTATCGTTCACGTCATCCGGTATCACAAAAATACCCGCCGGGATCGAAACACCATCCCCGAAGAAGTCAGCGTTCCAGAGCGCCATATTCCGGTCACTGGTGGCCTCAATCGTGCAGGCTTCAAGCGCCGACAGGCCGTAGTAGGGATTGTAGGGATTAAACTTTTTGAAATGGGTGATTCGCGCCGCATCCAACTTGTACTCATGTCCCATGTGTCGGTACATATACCCATCCACCGAGCGATTGCGACCGGGAACAACAAACACATTAGTCGGATCAAGCACATATACTTCATCCGGTATCCCGCCGCGCCGATCTTTGGTCGTCCAAAACCAATACGAATTGCCTGTCAACTCGTAAAAGCCAAGGTGTTCTTCCAAGAACTCAAGACTGTCTTGTCCCTCGTTGGGCACACCATAAACACCCAACAGGTCGAGCAGCGGATGCGTGGGATTTTCCTTGCTAATGTCTTTTTTGCTATGCACATGCAGGTTTGCACCGCTGGCCGCTTCCACCAAGCGCGAAACCGCCGTATACACCCAAATATTCAACGCGTAATAAGGCAGCAGCCGCGCCGTGTTCGGGGAAGGCGCATACAGATAATTGATCGCGTCCAAACTCTGACCGGGACGCGCACGCGTGCTATCAGCCAACAGCGTGGGATTGGGATTCATCACCACAGGGGCGGGTTTGTCTAAGAAAATATCACGAAGCCAGTTGAACATTTTCCGTTTCCTTTTCCCTACCCCGTACCAAGAAGTCAAACGCCGCCGTGCCCAAGTAATAATGCGCCGCCACCGACGACATATCCACACAATCATCATGTTCGTCGGGGAAGCGGTCATGCTCCCGGATGAACCAATCACCTACCGCGCCCGCCTCAACAAACGCGCCACCGTTGGCCGCCACATCGTGGTAAGTCGCCGCCCGTTCGCGCTTATCCCCACTCAACGACACCTGCTCAATTTGATTCGCGTAGTCTGCACCCAGCGCTTTCAATTCCTGCACCGCCATCAGTTCATAGGTGTGCTTGGGAAATACAAATTTATCGCGTGGATATTGCTGCATCAGAGCCTTAATCTGCTCTTTAGTGGTTGTCCACAACTGCTGTTCACGATGCAGGCAGGAAACATATAAACGACGCAGATCCCTATCGAAATGCCAGCGCCCGAACACACTAAAATCCGCCGTTTCATCTTCGCCAATCGCCAGATCAAACGCCCAAATCGCAGGCTCAGAAATTGATTCGTATAGTCTACGTGTAAACCAATCGGTGAAGAACAGCTTGGCCCCTTCCGGTTGGGGATCCTGCTGATAAAGACTTTGGAAATATTTCGCGGACAAAGATTTGAGCGCCAGCAGGTCAGACACACTAAACCGCTCAGGCCATAGCGCCTCACCAACGTCCCGCCCTAGAGGATCATTCTCAAGCGCCAGCGCAGGCAGTACAATCACTTCCCATTGGTCACCATCAGGATTGGCCGC